CTCCGCGCCCTTGGGGCAGATTCCGACATAGTGTCCCCACCATCCCATAATCAAAACCTCCTTTTTAGCGGTTCCAGTATTACCGGGCTTGTGACCGGTTTGCCGCATTACCGCGACGCGGTGTATATCCGCATCGCGCCACTCTGCGATTATTCAGTTCCAGCTTTCCCCCTTCTTCACACATGCCGGCAGAATTGCCGCAAAGATTCCGAGCGGTGACATAAGCGCAAGGCCAACGATCAAAAGCTCCATGTTTATTCCTCCTTGATTATTTTCTCGATATTACTTAACTTTTAGGGTAAAAAGAATCCTCTCAAGCGTCCCGCCAGTAAGTCCACGTATGAACCTTGCTCATGCCGTAGCGCTTCAGATAACTGCGCAGCTTTTTCTCGTGCGCCTGTGCCGCCTTCTTGTATCCGTCAATGATTGCGCGAACTTCTTCGTTCGTGGCAATCCTGTACTCAGTTCCCCAGATGGACACCGTTTTTCCGGACAGCTCGTCCAGATTGCACGATCCACCGCAGGCGTCTATGATGTCCGTCGATTTCAGGAATGCCATTCCGCGCAGTCTGCAATCATCCGGCTGATTCCAGCCGTATTTTGCCAGGCCGATCTTCGTAAATGCATAATGATCCAGCGTCTCGAGCAAATCGTCAATCATGCTGGTATACTTCCGCATGTTTTCCTGCATGAAGTAGTCCGTATTCGTCCGCGCATGTTCCGCCATGTTCTGCGCGTCATCGTAGTCATAGCCAGATTCTCCGAAGCAGAAACGGGTTTCGACCATGCGCTTCATGATGGGCAAAAGTCCGCCATCGGGAAGCTCTACGATTTCCGCGATGCGCTTCACGTCTTCCTTGTAACACAGCTTTGCCAGCTCCTGCGCCACGATTGCCTGCATTTCCTTCGTCATTTTCTCGCACCTCCGTTATTTTTTGCCTTATCAGCGAAATGCCATTTTCCTTCATTCAACTGCACACAGTTCCAGAATTTCGCGTCCTCATTCGTGCGGACACGGATTACTACTTTCCGCACTCCATACATGGCCCAGTTCGCAAAGTCCGCGCTTGCCCTGTACGCCATGTAGGTTTCCGCCATTCCGCGCTGATACGCCCAGCTATCCAGCAGGACACACTCATTGCCGTTTCCCGTATAGCGGACGGCCACATAGCGCGTGACTTGTTTCGTTCTTGAATTACACATTGACAAAACCTCCTTCAAATTTTCCGCGATGTCCGGGGTTGTGACCGGAACTCCCGCATTCAGCGCGTACAGTTTCCGCCATACGCGCCCACTCTGCGCCATTAGTGAATCAGACCGTATCCATAAAGCTCGTACCACGTTGCCCACGTCATGCGGAATTTTCCCACACGGCAGCGCCGTTTCCGCCATTGCTGATCCCATCCTCTGCGATTGCTGGTTGTGTTCATGGTCGCGCTCCTTTCCGCAATTCCGCAATTACACGCTTGCGGATAACGTCATAGTACCGGTTCTTCCATGCCAGAGATTTTCCGGAATAGCTCGGAATCCGCAAACAGCGCGTCAATGTCTCGTCACGCACAGCCGCCCAGAATTCCAGAGATTCTGCAATTCCCGCATCGTCAACACATGCGGACACATTCACCACAGAATGCCCGCAAAAGTATTGAGCCATGGATCAGCCCTCCTCTGGCGTCAAGGACGCAGATTCTTCCGTCTGCGTCTGCTCTTTGTCCTTTTCCGCTATTGCACGCAAGAGCGCCCAATCTTCCGCGCTCAGGGTGATGGTGATGATGTCGTTTGCGTTCATATTTAGCCCTCCTAGATTTTTAATTTGATATTACTTAACTTCTGGAGTATAAAAACTCCGCGATCAGACAATCAATTTACATCCATCCTTTCCACGTTTGCGCGGACGTTGCCGCCCGGATTTCTCCGGTGCCGTCGCGGGAAATTCCCGCATACCATAGCCCACAACGCAGAGCTTTATATTTCCGCAATCGCAGAAGTCCTGCATTGTTCACATGGCAACCGTGTTCGCTGCGCAGTTTACACCTCTGCAATTTTCCGCATCATGTCGATGCAGGCAGCACGGGACGATTTCTCGTCCCAATGTCCGCAAGAATTCCGCGATTTCGCGCAGAATTTTGCTAGATTTTTGTTGAAGGAATGAAACGACACCTGTTGCCGTTTCCCGCAAAGCTTAACGTCAAAGTAGACGATGAAGTCCGCAATTCCTTCACGGTCACGCATTACGAAGAACCGGAATTCTCCGCAATGTGCGCAGGAAATTTGCCGGATTGCCTGCATAATCAGCGCGTCCTTCAGGCCATACGCCTGCGATTCTGCGCGATTCCGCAAAGATTCCGGCAAGAGGCTTGCCAGATATGCGGACTGCTTTTGCTGGATCGTCTCCAGCTTGTGCCATTTTCCGCAATCGGACGCATATTGTGCACCTGCGATTGCTTGCGCGATTCTGGCAAGCTCTGCCATTGATATTCCTCCTTTCTAGTATAATCAAGGACGCCCGTGCCGATTGCACGAACGTCCTGGATTATGCGATTTTCCAGAATTACTCTTCTTCTTCGTCCTTTGGCTGCCAGTAGCCTTCGCGTTCAAGCTTTTCCTTAACCGCTAGGACAAAAACTCCGGTTTCTGACATGTTGTGATCTTCTGCATAAGCCTTGACAGCCGCAGGTATTCCGCTTTTGATGGTCACACGAGGGCCATACATTCTTGTGTTCTTCTTTTTCCATTCATTATCACTTGCAGACATTCCCGCATATCACCTCCGTTTCTGCCATTATACCGAAACGGGACGCGGCTTGCAAGCGCATTACATGATCGCGCCGCGCTTTTTCAGGTCATAGAAGCACCAGCGATTGACGGCTTCTGCCGCCATTGTCTTGAAGAGGTCATACGTGTTCGCGATTTCGCGCATGTAGTCCGCGATTGTGTCGCGTTGTTTTTTGATGGCATTACCGAATGGATTATAGCCCGCCGCGATATCAGCGGCCATGTTTTCTTGCATAGTCGCAAGCATTGCATGCTTGTCCTCTTCCCAAATCGTAAACCAGTCGTCGCGGTCTGTTAGCTTGCTCAGATACATTTTCTTGCCCTCCCGTTTTATTTGTGTTATACTATCCCAAAGGACAGACAGGGACGCGCTCACCATTGGACAGAGTGCGCCCGTGGTCTATCCTTTACGACGCATGCACACGCTCACACATGCACACACGCCGCCGCGCTTTGACTTGCGCGGGTTTAAATCGCAGGTATCAGACGCCGCTTCTCGCGGTAGCCCTTCAACGTTGGCCCGCACATGCACATGCATACAAGTATCCTGTCGCTTTCCTTCGCTTGCTATCGCTTGCGCTGATTTACACGCGGCCAAATGAGAGCCGCGCTTACAGGGACGCAATGACCGTTGCCCTGCTTGCCGTTTGAAGGGGACACGCTCAGGGTGTATACATGCCGATTGTATAGGCAGACTTCACCCGTCTATCGCTTTTTTACCGTCCACGCGTCGCTTCTTGGACACGACGCGCACACCTTGCCGGTGTTATGTAACCTGCGTGTGCAATTGTCAATGTACTTGCGGGCCTTCACCCGCGCCCGGCCTAGCATAGCTATGACAGGGGGTTTGTGTTACGCCGCGCCCGTCCTGCCTAGCATAGCTATGACAGGGACGGCGGCGGCAGGGGCTACACCCCTTGAAAACGTCCGACGGGCGGGCGCTTTCAAGGGACGGCGGGCGGCCTTGCCCGCGCCCCCTTGACGTCAAGCGGCGGCCTTGACGGTTACAGCGTCGGCGGCGGCCTTGCGGGCGGCCTTGACGTCGGCGGCGGTTACGGCGGTGAAACGCTTTCCGCATAGGATGGCATGCGCGGCGGCGAATAGCGCGCCCGCGACAACGCGACGGGAACCGACAACGGCGGCAACGTCAACCCCCTTGACGGCGGCGGCGGTTAAAACGAGATAGGCGGCGGCGTCGGCCTTAACCTTGATGCGGGTAAATCCCATAACCTGCAGGGCCTTGCCCGCCGCCCGCTTGACGTCGGCTACGGGAATGACGGCGGCGGCGTTGCTATCGCTTGCCCCCTTGATGGCGGCGTTTAGCGCGGCCTTGATGGCGTCGGAAAGTGCGTCGATGGCGGCGTTGACGTCGCGGGCGGCGGGTGCATCGGCGGCGGCGTCGCGGGCGTCCGTGATGGCATCCAACGGGTTAAGACGTTGCGCGGCATGGGCGTCCACATCGGCATGCCCATTCGCGCGGGCGTCGAATTTCACCTTCACCGCGGGCGCGGTGTACTTGATGGCAAGTGCATTCATGGCGGGCATATCGCCATCAATGCGGGCGGCGATGAAAGTCTCATGCTTTGCGGCGGCGTTGTACTCGACGGCGGCGGCATTTAGCGCGGCTTTCGCGGCGGCAACGTCAACGGCGGCGGCGTCGGCCTTGATGGTCAATGCGTTGTACTTGATGGCGGCGGCCTTGACGGCGTCCATCGCGGCGGCGGTGGTGGTGTAGGTGGTATCCTTCATATTAATCCTTCTTTCCGGCCTTGTGCGGCCTATCGTTATGTCGGCGGCGGCATTCACCGCGCCGCGCCCCTTTTTCATTCGGGCTAGCCCGATTATACACCCTATAGGCTAGCCCGTCAACAAAAACTTTTTCAGGAATTGTTACATAATTTTTCTAACTATTGTTAGATTATTTGGTCTGTTATTAATTCTTGTAACAATTAGGATCTTCACTTTTCTAGCTATTCTTTGATTTTTAAGACCTATCAAAAATTGAATTCTTAATAATTTTAACATTTGAATTTCTGAAAATGCCCATTTTTCAAACAATGGCTCGATAAATCGAGCTTTAAAATGTTACAAGGGAGTTTCTTCCTTATATATATAAAAATGGCAAGTTTCATCCTGCTTTGATCCGTCATAAAGATTAAAATAACATTAAGAAAATGCAGTTTGGCATGGATCAAATGAAGGATAACAGACGCAATGCATCCCAAACCGTGATAACAGATGTAATGTTTACTTTTACTTTACTATGTTTAATACTATTAAACCAGCACTAAAATCATTTCATAACGCATGTAATCCGCAAATAATTTCACAATGATATACAAAATGCCTTAAATAACAGGCTTTATTTGCTATACTATTTTTCCGATCATTGACCATGATGTACAAGCCAGGAAGCGCTTTTCTGTACATCATGCACAAAAACGAGAATGAACGTGTGTTATTTAAAAAGCATAGGGAAATGGACACTTGAAAAGATGAAAAGAGCTAAATAACACTTGAATGTTAATGGAATAACAGGTCAATGTATAGTGATTTTGTAGACTATTCAAACGATTGGATAAAATTATATTTGATACAATTTAATTTGACTCAATTAAATTTGATAAAACACAATTGTAATTTGAGAAGCATTCTCAAAAGTAAATGCAACAATTTTCAATGCTACATGCAACAATATTCGATATCGTGTGACCTAGTATCGAAAACTAGGTTGAAGGCATTTGTACAATCTTCACAAAACAATAGATAATAGACTCTTATGTATCGTTTTACTTTACGTTTAATCCCCAGCAAGAAGAGGACGAAACCCCCTGCCCTGTAATTTTATCGACTCTATTTCGACTTTAAATCCTGTTAATTTCCCCTCAATTCCGCTAATCATCCATGCGCAATCCGTACCAAATGCGTGGTCGATCCGTCCGAATCCACGAGCCATCGAGCCGTTCCTGACGTCGTAGGCGTGGCCAATAGTTTCGCGTCGGGGCCGTATCAAGTAAGCATTAACCGGCAAGCCACCCCTCCCCCATTCGTGGGGGATTTTTTTATTTCGAGCCAGCCAGCGACAAGAGCCTTCGGGGGCAAAGCCAGATTTCATCACGATCCGTCGAATCGTCGATCCCATTCCCCCGTTGAATCGTTGAACCGTCGAGCCGAGCGTAGCGAGATGCGAACCCTTTTCCCGTTGAGCGTAGCGAAACGCGTCAATTTTCGGCCCAAATTGTTCCCCTCAGTGGTGAAGCCGGTTTTCGCGCCCCACTCCGCCATCTCGTCTCCAAGCTTTCGAGCCACTCCTAATACATCTTACTATATATACACTCTCTTCTCAGGGGACGTACCTATAATTTATTGTTATTCTTTTTGGAGGTGTTTATGTCCACTGTATTCGAGCTGGCGGATCGTCTTGCGGAACTTTACGTGTCCTACCGTAAGATGTTCGTCATATCTACCCCGCCATCCAAGACCAGTCCCGAAGGCTGTATCTTTGTGCCCAAGGATAAGAACGGGAATCCGGTGTTACTCAGGCAAAGCGCTCTGGTGGGTCATCTCAATCACAGATTCGCCGTCTGTGTTTATGCCGGCGGTCATTCGTCCAAGTTCATGTGCTTCGATGTGGATAGCGGCGGGGTCAATGCGGTCGGCAAGATCATTGATGCGCTGGCGGACTTGGGGATACCCAGGGATCGCGTCTATGTTTCCAGGAGCGGAGGCAAGGGCTATCATGTCGAGATGTTCTTCAGCGAGCTCGTCTATACTGACCGGCTTCAGATTCTTTATGACGAGGTTATTCGGAGGACAGGGCTGAATCCGCAGAAGGTGGAGTTCCGGCCTACAAGCAAACAGTCGATTAAGCTTCCCCTCTCGGTGCATCGTAAGTCGGGCAACGTCTGCTGGTTCTGCGAGGTTACGATGACGGGCGGGCTTCTGACTGTCACGGACCCCGAATACCTCATGAAGATCCAGCGCCTGCCTGCCGATGATGTGCGAGCCATCATTGATCGGTTGGCCGCAATGGACGTGGAGCGGGAGCCAAGGCCGCAAAGCTGGGAAGGCTATTCCCTGTTTGCCGATCTGACGGACTATGGTCAGCGGCACGAGATCCTTCTGAAGGGCGCGGTGCATGAGCGCTACATTGGGAGCGATAGCGCGACGGCGCGACAGCATCTGTTGGCTTGGTGGAACAGGCAGGACAAAACCCTGTCGGCCACCTGTGAGGAGGAGGTTGAGAAGGACATCGATGGAATCGTGGGCTGGGTCTATTCGGACAAGTTTCACCAGCGCGAGGTGACGCCACAGAACAGCATTACCTTCGATGCGGGCGACGTGAGGCTCATTTTGTCGCAGCCCACAAAGACCAGACGCAAGCTGATGTTTCTGACCATACGTGGGAGCAAGCGCTACAGCTGCATGTGCGCAACGCAGGAGCAGCTCGCCAAGGTGTGCGGCGTGGGTAAGATCGCTATCTGCAATGCGTTCAAGGAGATGGCCGCCGATGGCTGGGTCAAGGTCATCAAGCAGCGCACCAAGAAAACCTCATCGGGCAACATGGTGGCTCGTCCGAATAAGTACGTGGTCACGTATGAGGCGGAAGCATGGGCACGTCCGCCCCATGCCCCATTTGAGCACGGCGACGACAAGATCCTTCAGACGCATCTTCTGCTGGACACACTTGTCGTGAACGATGAGGTCGAGCGGAATCCGATGGAAGACTATCATCGGGTGCTCAAGGAATTTTTATCAGAAAATGACATGAAGAAATTTTTAACGGCAAAGGAATTGGAGGAATTGAACAATGACAACGAAGATTACGAAGGAACACATCGAGGAGATCAAGTCGGCCAGCAGCAAGTACCGGATGGCCTGTCAACAGAACATGGGCGTGAACAGCGCCAGGGAGAGGTTCAGGAACATCCTGCAGACCTATGCGCATGAAATCATGACGGCGCTGGACGAGCTGGAGGATCTGCGCGAGGAGAACCAGATGCTTCAGGATGCGCTTGACAAGGCGGACGCCGAGAACGATAAGCTCCGGGCGGCCAAGGGCGGCAAGAAGGCTGCGAACGGGGGCTGACACTTTGGGACACGTTAAGGAGCAGACACGGAACGAAGGACGTGGGCTGGCGGAATGGGCCTACGTCTCCCTCTCCGAAGAGCGGACGATAGCTCACCTGATACGCAACAGAGCCAGGTAGGACGAATCCTTCTTCCCTACGACATATGATGGCGGCGGCATAACCGAGAGCAATGGTGTATTTCCTTTCTCGGAGCCGGTGCTTGTTACGTACATGGACTAGGACAGGTGCATTGAAGACGCCGGACTTAGCCCAGCTGAGATGTTTACGGTGCGCAAGCTCATGAAGGGCTATACCTTTACGGATCTGAGCGAGGTATACGGACAGGCCAGGAACACCTTCATCACCCTCTTCGAGCGGGCATGCGGCAAGATCAAGGCGGCCAATGATGCCAAATGGCAAAAAGTTCACGGGGTTTGTCTACAAAAAGATGTCTCCGCCGTATAATTATAAAAGGGAAGGAGAATTACGTTTAAGTTGAGTATTGGATATAATTTAGTGCTTCCCAGCATGAATGTTTATAAATTGAGGGTTAAGGATAACGAGGAGCGCATGGCTTTGGTCAACGAGCTGTGCGAACAGTGGCGTAAGTATTGCGTGGATCACTGGCTGAGCAATAATCACGATGAGCCCTATTGCGCGGAGAATCGCGTCAAGCGGTTCCTGGACGGTATCGCCTACTTCATGATGATAGGCGACACCAAGGGCATCGTGACCGAGTACCGCGAGAAGGCCAATGCGAACCGTGAAATTCCGGTTTCCAATTGTCCGTCCTTTATCGAGGATCGTATCTACGGCGGTGATGGCGCTCAGCCCACAGAGGATGACAGGCTCTACATGAAGCAGATGCGCGAGGAGCTGGATGAGCGTGCGGCCAAGATTGGAATCGGCGGCACACGCAAGGATCGAAAAAAGCAGCCCACCAAATACGGCAGGCTGCAGAAGATCAAAGAACAGCTAAGGCCAAAGGATTTTATTTTCCCGATTGTCGATACGGACGGCAACTTCACGGTGAACGGCGCGGCCTACCATGTAGCCGAAGAGTGCGAATCCTACCAGCCAAAGCAGGTCAAAGATGACTTGCTCTACGATATGGACCGCGTGACCGTGGCTGTGCTGCCCGATAACTCCCTCAGATTTTTTGATATGAATTACGAGCCGATTGATGGGTTTGTCAAAAACGGCTCGAAAATGTTCCTCTCATAAGCGTAAGGACTCTTACAGCAAATCCTTTGGATCGTTGCTTATGATCGCTATTTACTGAGTCCTGTTATACATTACTTAGGCACTTACAGCAACTCTCATGAATTGGACTTGTAATCCAGAGGTCGCTGGTTCGAATCCAGCCGTATCCTTCGGGGGCGTAGCTCAGTGGATAGAGCGCTTATTCAAATGTGCCTAGTTTTACTTTTATAGATTTAAGGAATAAAGGAGCAAACAAAAATGAATAATGCGAGACTGAAGATTCTGCCGCCATGGTCCGTCTTCATCAATAAGATGGTGGCGCTGTTCGATGGAGATCCGGAGATTGCATGCAACACCAATTACGAAGGTTCCAGTCCATCCATCGTGCTGGCCTGTAACAATGGTGACAAGGTGACGGCGCTGCAGCAGATTCTTCCCAGCGAGGTTGAGTTTGGCAACGTCAAACTGAAGGTTGGCGTGGACGGCATTCCCAGCAACCGTGCGTTTGCAAATAAGAAGGAATTGTTTGACACGGCATTTGCGAAGAATCCTGCGTATGCGTATTCCGTCTCACCTGCCGATGACGGCTATCAGTGGTTCTCAATGGTCTATGTTGTGTTCAAGAATTGCGTGGTGCAGTTCTTTGCGGATAACCTGAATGATTGTCATGGCATCATCAGCACGCTCTATCAGGATATTGCGGAAGAGATCCTGACCGGCGAAGGTGCGCAGGGCGTGTACTTCAACACGGACGTTGAGCGCGGTGCGCTGGGGCTTCCGCTCGGAGAATGGCCCTAAGCTCTGAAAGTTACCGGTGGCGAAAGATAAACGCGTTGAAGACAATAATATGCGCCCGAACGGTGGAACAAGGACGACCGCAGTTCCATTCGGTAAGATAGCAGTGGATGAACTTCCCTGTGTTCACGATAAAGAAGGTGCTGTAATCCACGCAGGCGTGTTGCAGGAGTGAGAAGCTCCGCCCGGTAAATAGTGATCACATTGATGCGGTGGCGGAATAAGTAGACGCTCAAAGGGGAGTCAGGGGCGGCATAGCTATAACGCGAGTATAGCCTTAGAAATGTGCGAAGCGAACAGCCCGAAGTGCCTTGACATGTAAGGTGTAAATCCTTACCCGCATCGGGGATGTCCCCCGTAAAGAAACTGAGCGGCTACTCAGTATAATCTCTTACAGTAGCGTGTCAGCGAAAGTGTGAATAACAGCGCTAATAGCCCGTGCCGAGGGTGTGCTCGGCATTTTTTGTAGCGCAAGCGTACCTGCCGACGCCTCTGCGCTATGCCCTCCCAAGGAGAAGTGGGTGCTCGCCGCAGGGGCATGCCGGCATAATAGACTACTGCGGACCAATCAATAGAGCCAAGCAAGCCTCTGGTACTGCCCTAAGCGCATCACGCTTGGACTTTACAAAAGAGTTAAAATCCTGCTCTTGTATGGATGACGGCAAGGGTTGATCTCCGGACTCCGCCGTCCAAGTTCATAGGTTAAGGCAGATGCTGCCGTGAGTATGGATTGATCGGCCAGAAAGCGGCGGCTGAATTTTTTGTGCCGTTAGCAGAATTGGGATATGCCGAAGGCCCTAACCCTTTGTGTATTCGGAGTTCGAATCTCCGACGGCACACCATTTTTCTTGCTATTATTAGATTTTTGCGAATACTTATTAACCAGTATATTCCCGTTCGGGAAGAATTGTTTCAGGAAAGGAATGAAGGTATGAGGTCATAGGACGAGCTGAACATTGACGAGAAAAGAGATCTGGTAACGGAGATCAGCTTTAAGAAGGAAGGTCACTCCGATAAGGAATGGTCTGACATCCGTGAAGAATTTGATCTGGACATGAGCCCTGAAACGCTTCGTAAGGCTGGCGTTGGTGTGAAGCTTGTGGCCGATGCAGATATGCTGCACGATGGTGTGGCTCTGCGAGAGCACTATGACGATCATTTTGCGGAGCGTCAGAAGCTCCGCGATCTTTCCTATCAGGTCAACAACGCCTACCGCAAAGAGGCTCGCGACGAGCTTTTGCGCGAAACGGTTATAGATGCGGTGGATCGGCTTGATCCTATCTCCCCTATCGTCTATGCACGTCAGTACGGATACAGCGAGCAGGAGCTGGTTCTCTGTATTGGAGACATTCATTATGGCGCTGACATCAAAGTTGAAGGGCTGGATGGTGAGATCATCAACCGGTACAACAAAGATGTTTTTGAGTCCAGGATGGAGAAGCTGTTTGATGAGACGGTGGATATCATTGATGCTCATCGAATCGGCAAGGTTCATCTGTTTATGGTCGGAGACCTGATCGACGGGATGCTTCGTCAGTCGCAGCTGATGCGGCTTGAGTTCGGCATGGTTGACTCTACGATGGGTTTTGCCGAGTATATGGCGAATTGGATCAATTCTCTGTCGGCTTACGTTGATATTGATGTGGCGGCCTGTTCGGGCAATCACTCCGAGATTCGACCCATCGGCAGCAAGAAGCGCGACTTCCCGAATGAGAACATGGAGCGGCTTATCCTGTGGTATATGCACGCCAGGCTGGCAGACAACGTTCGTGTGGATGTGGACGAGACGTGCAGGATCTACAACAAGAAAGAGGTTCTTGGTTATACGTTCCTGTTGGTCCATGGCGACGCAGAGAAGAGCATTCCTGACCTGGCGGCTGAAACCATTCGGCTGTACGCAAAGCCGATTGATTTCTTTATCTGCGGACATAAGCACAGGGAGAACGAATTCCCTACCGGCTCGACACCCGAAGGAACGTCCGTTGTAATGCGCGTTCCGTCTGTGTGCGGCACGGATATGTATGCTAATTCAAAAGGATTTGGTGGTAAGGCAGGCGCGACTGCCGTGGTCATGGAACGTGGCTACGGAAGACGTTGTATCTACCCCATTAACTTATAAGGAGGAAATACGATGTTTACATACGTCGATGGCCTGCTGAAATATAAAGACGCCAGCGGGCAATGGCATGAGGCCGATGTTATAAAAGGCGAATCGGCATATCAGGCTGCGGTGCGGCTTGGAATTTTTTCCGGCACCGAGAGCGAATACTATAACAAGATTACGAATGACAGAGACAGTGCGCTTAGTCAGATTAACACGAAGCTGACGGAAGTGCTCAGCGCGATTGACACGAAAAAGCAGCAGACGCTTGCTGATATTCCCGACGATTACACCACCCTCTCCGGCGATGTCTCTGATTTAAAGAGCGCTTTTAACTCCAGAATAAACGATATTAACAGCCGTTTTGATTTGCCGATCAACATATTCAACAAGCACAAGGCAACCTTAAATTACAGGTTTCGCACAAACGGGGTATTGACAGCGGACGGCGGTGCATTCTGCGCATATATACCGATCGTCCCCGGCGTATATATCACGAAAGTAGCATCCGGTATTTATGGTTCATCCGATGCGCTTAAATTTCATTTGTTCGATAAGAATAAAACCCTTCTTGAGACAATAACCGGAGAATACACAGATGAATCAAACGGAATTGCAACTGTAAATGTTGAGAATGGGAATGCTGTGTATTTGGGTTGGTCACAGTACAAGAACAATATAGACAACCTTATGTTCTGTCGTGGATCGATTTATCCGGTTGAATACATCGAATATACTGATTTGTTTACGATGCCGAATCTTGTTGTCGACCCAAGGAGCTTAAAAGATTTTATTGCGCCCCGAAATCTGTTTGATATAAATAACGCAATCAGAGGAAAACGGTTTTCACCGTCATCCGGTCAAGAAGTAGACGAAAATACCGCATTTTGCGCTTATATTCCTGTAACGGGGGGATACTATACCACAAAGGTAGCAGTTAGTATTTACGGGGCTGGGAATGCGAGAAAATTCCACCTTTTTGACGGAAACAAATCATTACTCGCAACCGTAACGGGCGAATATTTGGATAGCACAAATGCTATTGCAAGAGTTTATGTCGATTCTTCTGCATATCCTGCTGTTGCTTATGTTGGTTGGTCGCAGGAACTTGCTGTTATTGATACGGTTATGTTCGTCGAAGGAGATATATATCCGTCAACGTACATCCCTTGTACAGATAAAATCATTATTCCCGGTTTAGAAATAGCAACCAATCAAATACGCAATTACGAGACTGTTAACCCGTTATATGGGAAAACTCTTGTATGTGACGGTGACAGCATTTGTGCGGCATCAAGTGTAAACGGCGGAATTTATAGGGGGTATGGCTGGTGCGGAAGGATCGGCGAAAATAACGATATGACGTGGCATAATTGCGGCGTTGGGGGCGGTACAATTGCCACCGGAACTAACTCGTCGCACAACCTGTCAACGTATATCGACACCATCCACACACTGTATCCAACGCTAGATTATCTGATCCTGGAGGGCGGTACAAACGACGCTGACCAGGATGTACCTGCCGGAAATCCTAAGATCAGCGATTACAATATCGGTGACAGTGAAACAGCATATGATACCAGCACGTTTTATGGCGCACTGAATATGCTGTTTTACAAGGCCACCAAATATTATCCGAGGAACAAAATCGGTTTTATCATTGCACAAAAAATGGGTGACGATGGAAGCGGCTATGCGGCATCAACCAACAAACGAAGGCAATATTTCGACATGTGCATCGAAATATGTATCAAATGGGGAATCCCATATATTGATCTTTGGAACATGGGACAGCTTGTCCCAAGATCCAATGTGTTTTACAACCGCAGCATGACATCACAGCAAAACTGGGATAATGGATACGCTTACTCCGACGGGCAACATTTGACCAACGTTGGATATGATATTATAACACCCAAAATCGAAGCGTGGATGAAAACACTATAAATGGCACTTTAGGGACGAGCCACCTTGCCAAAGCCGTAGTGCGTGGCTGTAAATAACGGACGGTGTGGCTCACAGCAGACTGTTGGGAGAAGGCTTGGTCTGCTAATTAAAATGGCACTTTAAGTCAGAGCCGGAGAGCTCATACAACGAGAGACCAAACGAGGAATAACAGAGCAAATCGACATCAAAACTCTCCGGCGATGTCACTTAATTGAAGATTGAAGGTGAAAGGAATGGCTTTGAAGACTAAGGCTCCGAAGAAACGTGTCGAAGGAAAGTGTTGCCCGAAGTGCGGACGAACCCTTCCTTTTGCTAAGTTCTACCCAAACAAGGGTTGGTCGGAGCAGGTATACAGAGATCTTTGGTGCAAGGACTGTGTTGCGCGAGAATGCAAGAGCTATGAAAGCTTGAAGCTGTACTGCTACGAGAATAACCGTGAATGGAACGACAACACATACAACATCGCGTAGCGCAAGGCAGAACAGAAGCTTGCGACCAATACTCAATACAATGACCGTATAACCAGTGAAGGTAAAAAAGAAGAGATGCTTGGGCGGGCGACCGCTCAGGCATTCTTCGGTATTATGAACCTGACAAATTTCTATAAGTACGTCGATAACTGCGTGACCTATCCTTCTACGAATCCAAACAGCGCGGATATTCCGTCCGAAGCGGAAGAGCGCAAGCGGATGGAGTATTCGAAGAAATGGCATGGCTACTTCACGCCGGAGCAGATTGAGATCCTGGAAGAGACGCTTGAACAGTACGAGCGCGACTTTGATCTGAGTGATGTCAGCCTGCAGGACTACGCCATGAAGGTAACGAAGGCCAGCTTCCACGCCGATCAGGTATATGACTTGATGAGACGTGGCGAGGCTACCATCAGTGAGTACAAGGACGCTCAGCGCATCTTCGATGATTTGTCCAAGTCCTCCAACTTTGCGGCCTGTAAACGTAAACCTGGCGAGCAGCAGGGCATGGGTTCTCTCGGTGAAATTATTCTCCGCATCGAGAGCACGGGCAAGCTGAACATCGAAGGAGATATCTGGCCGCAGGACAGTGTGGATGCCGCTATAGCTGAATATAGGCACGCCTTGGTGGCGGCTGGGCATGAGGGCGTCATATGATTGATACAAACCTCAGGCTGTCACAAATCAAGTCCATCCAGAACGAGGACTTGTGGGCAAAACAGATCCGTTATTGGCGTACTCATCTCGACAGGTTTATAGAGGAGTATTTTCAGGTTCATTAGAAGGACGTTCAAAAGATCCAGGCAAGAGAGTTCGGAAACTGTAACACATCGGTATTCGTTCAGTCCCGTGGCTTTGGTAAGACATGGGTGACGGCTCTTTGCTGCTTGGGGATCTGTGTCCTCTACCCTGGCTCGCCTGTGTTTGTCTGCTCAGGCACGATGGATCAGGCGTCTTTGGTCATTCGTAAAATTCAGACCGAGTTTATGACCAATGCAAACATCCTTCGCGAACTTGTTCCGCGCAATCCGATACATACGCAAGGCAACGCCCTGCGGTGTGAACTGAAGAACGGCTCTTATCTGGAAGCCAGAACGGTCAACACGGCTCGCGGCCTTCGTGCAAAGGTCATTGTGGTGGATGAGGCTCCAGAGGTTACGCAGGACAGACTCAGCTCCGTGGTTGAGCCTATTCGCAACTATAAACGAATGAGTATGACGCAGCTCGGCCTGGAAGATTATCAGTCCAAGATTGTCTCGATTACGAGCGCGTGCTTGAAATCGAATTACTTTTATACACAGTTCTGTTCGGCGCTGCACGATATGGCGATGGGCGACCGAAAAACATTTGCCTGCGCTTTGGATTACAAGGCCGCGATTCGCGCCGGTATTTCAGACGCCGCTTTCTTTGAGGAACAGCGTCGGCGTTTACCTGAATCAGCGTTCGCTATGGAATATGAGTCCATATTCCTTGGAGCAGAGCAAGGCGCTGTCTTCCCTTATGAGCTGACAGAAAAATGCCGTGTGCTGGAAGATGTGGAGACGGCAATGCCCGTCAAGTCTACCAGCGATTATGTTATCGGCATCGACTTAGCAACGTCGGCATCGAGCCATGCGGACAATGCGGTGATCACCGTGATCAAGCTGGCTGAGTGCGAGGATGGTGGCTACATCAAGCGGCTTGTTTATATCAGGTCGTTCCATGGCAAACGGCTTGACTACCTGGCTACGGAGACGAGAAAGCTCCTCATCAAATTCCCCCGTGTGATCAAAATCGTGTTTGACCATCGAGGACTTGGAGACGCTTTCCCACGTTTCTTCTCTCAACCGTGGGTTGATCCTGAGACACACAAAGAGTACCCGCCGTTGGTTCTGGATACTGAGCTGTCCATGATTCATGATGCAGTTCCGTTGCTTCACCCTGTGGTGGCTAATGCGTCGATCAACCAGCAACTTGTGTCATCTCTGGCGGTGGCTCTTGAGCAGAAATCTCTGCTGCTTCCTATCCCCTCGCGCAGGCTTGTTGGCGATCATGCGGCTGCGGAAGATGCGGATCAGGATGACAAACGTAAGAAATATTCGGTGGCCGAGAAGGCCATCTTCATTGAGGCGGATGCGCTTCAGATAGAAATGGGAAACATTGTCGGGCGTGTTGGCACAAGCGGAGCCGTCTTGTATGATGTCGCAAAAGCGAACCAGCACAAGGACCGATATTCTGCGCTGGCCATGGGTGTTTGGTATATCAGTACGCTTGAAGATGAGCGCAGAAAGAAAATTAACGGGTACAGGGGCAACACCTGCGTGGGTGTCGTCCTTTCATTTTAACTGAAAGTAAAGGAGGTGCGTGAATGAGTTGGATAGATAGGTTATTTGGGAGCCGTAAAAGCGAAGTGACATTGGCTGAGCATAACGCGCCTCCTGTAAAGACACTTGCGGTTGCGGCGGATAACGAGAAGCTTGATATAACACATGCTTATCTGAATAACACCATTGGGCGTACCGGATGTCTCAAAGGGTATGACTATGATGCCATCCTCTTTGACAAGCAGAATTATGAGAACGTCCTGAAACTGTTCAGACTAAGCGATTATTACACGGACGCGGACGAGATCATCCGAGGCATCATTAAAGAAGCCTATGTCCCGTTTGCCTGTGCAGACAAGTGGCGGCTTAGCGGCGCAGACGAGAAGATCAAGCAGCGCTATGAGGATTACTATGAGCGCATTGACCTGAAGTCCTTTATGGAGTCGTTCTTCCTGCAGTATTTTAAGTACGCAAACGTTTATACATACAGGATGCCTTCAGGCCGATTGACGACGCTTCCTGTTCACTATATCAGGATTGCGAACCTCGCAGTCAACGGCGAGCCCGTTCTTGAATTCAAGTGCGGCGAGATTCGTAGATCCATGATTCAGACATACGGTGAAGCGGCGCTGCAGCAGTTCATTGATGATGGAACGCTTGAAAGCCGGCTGGCTGCGTTCCCCCCGGAAGTTGCCGTTGGCGTTGAAAAGCGTTATGAGTGGGTTGAGCTGAATCCGAAGAACACGTATACGGCTCAGGATTCCAAAGAGGAATGGGTCAAGTATGCTACGCCGTTCATTGGAGCCTGCTAGAAGACGCTTGCGAAGAAGGCACTCATCTCGAATTACGAGGATGCGCGTCTGAATCTTGGTGCGCACGGATTCGTTCTTGCGACTTACGGAGATCCTGATCATAAGGTACTCCCAACGTCAGAAGATTTGAACGCGGTGGCGCAGATGATGATGAATGCCATCAAGACATCTGGTCTTGCGGTTGGAAACAACTGGCTCGAAGCAAAGTTCGTTGAGAGCGATATGCGGGATCTCTTTGAGTTTGACGCATACAAGAACGTCAACGCTGCTCTGCTTAGTGCTGGCGGTCTCTCCCCCATTGTGGTGACAGGTCAGGCTGGCGCTGGTTCAAGCTTTGGTATGGCTCAAGTAAACATTCAGACGGCGGCCATGAGGATCAAGCAGGCGAAAGATGACTTTGCCCGCATGATGAATAAGATTAACGCGAACCTGAATGGACAAAGTTCGGTGATGCCTTATGCGGCCAGCGACCGAATTCCTGAGTTCCTCTTCCCCCCTACTGACCTGGCTGGTAATAAAGCTTTCCAGGAAACATGTTTGAAGCTCTGGGAGAAGGGCATGCTGTCTGATCGGTCTTTCATGGAAACATACGGATTCGACATCGGACAGGAGTTCGAGCGCAAGAAACAAGAGCAAGCCAAGGGGCATGACAAGGTATTTGTGGCTCCGTCTGATAGAGCGAAGGAAGAAACCGATAATTCTGAGGGTCAGGTTGGGAGACCGACGTTGACGGATACGGAACGCAATTCCGATGTGAGCAATTCGATGACGGGAAGAAATCCGAAGCCTTCTAATCCGGAAGGCAGCGAACCTCAAACTGAGTGATGATTTTGCCGTGCTGTAAGGCGCGGCATTTTCATATATACCGAAAGTGAGCGCATGGTCCTCCTAGCGTGTGCGAGCTTTTGTGGGAGTGGTGTTGCAATGAACAAGAGTATTTTTGCAGCATCCAACATTGCTATTGCTGAAAAGAGCAACGACATTTTTCTATTTGTCACAATGCGGCTTTTGAGCACCCGTGTCAACAGAAACAAAGATGCAGTAACGGAAGAATTTATAGATGAGATTATTGAGAATCAAGAGACGTACAACGGTCTTCCTGTTTATGTTGATACGGCAAGGCTTCTTGCTGGCGACTACGACTCTCTTGGTCATATGTACAACCGTATGACTGGAAAGTTCAAAACCACGCAGGTCGGTTCGCTTTGTCACTTTGAAAAAGTCGAAGACGAATATGGAACCAGTCTCATTGCGGAAGCGCGGTTCCCGAAGAGGGAAGCCGCCATCTGCGATGGGATTATGGATCTTTATGAAAACGGAGCTCTGAACTTTTCCTTTGAGATCAGTTATATGCCGGATGCCGTCCATAAAGAAGATGGTGTTCTGTATATTCAAGCAGATGAGCATAACGTGCTGACCGGACTAGCGATTGTATCTGTGCCGGCATATGAAGAAGCCGTTGCGCTCAGCTTGGTCGCAGAGGACGAGTCTGCAACGCAGTGTTCGGAAAGTGCTGCAGAGCAAGAAGGAGTTGAGAAAATGAACGACGAGATGAATGTTGAAGTTGTGGCCGAGGTCGAGGAGACTGCCGTGGCTGAGACCGAGGAGGCGGTTGCCGAAGAGGCGAACGCCGAAGAGACCGTTGTGGCCGAAGAGGTTCAGCCCGAAGCCGTAAATGCGGAAACCGAAGAGGCTCCCGCTGAGACCGAGCAGACTGTGGCTGAAAACGTCATGAACGACGATATGGTTGAGCATAATGACCCAGACCTGGTTGCCGCTCATGCTGCGCTGGAAGCGGAAGCTGCTTCTCTCCGTGCGACCATCGCACAGCTTTATGCACAGATCGAAGTTCTGAATGCGGAGCATGCTGAGCTTGAAGCGATTCGCGCCGAACGTAAGGCGCAGGAGCTGGCGAACCGGCAGAATACCGCACGTAGCTTTGCTGAAAAGCAGGGGCTCGATCCTGAAGCCGAAGATGTCGCAAGCGCGATTGCCGAGCTGAATTTTGAGAAGCTGGCCGAGCTTGCGATGCAGAAGGAAGAGCCCAAAGAGAACGAGGCCGTCGAAGCGATTGCTTCTGTCGATCCCATGGTGGTCGAAGAGAAGTCTCTGCGCGAACGGCTTTTTGAAAATGACCTATAATTGGAGGTAACTGAATATGGCTGGATATGTTACGAAACATGCCTCTTATGTCTATGAAGGCACCTACAAGGCTGCCGAGGCTCTGACCAATGGCGTGTTTGTTGAGATCGCCGCTGCTGGTGTAAAGAAGATCACCGCCAAGGGCGACGCGGTTCTTCGTGTTGACGCCAAGGAAATGCTCTTTGGCAAGAAGGCTCTGCGTCTGAGTGTTGTGGACGCTGGTTCCAAGGATCACTTCTTCGTTGAGAACGAATGGGATCATGCGATGTGCTGCGAGTGGAATCTTGCGGACTACGAGATCGCCATTGGCGATTATGTCAAGATGCACCGTCTTGTGACCGGCGATCAGCTGATCATGAGCGTTGACGACACCGTGTATGCCGCTGTTGATGTTGGCGACACTGTGAACCCGAATGTCGGCGGCTCTGTCGTCAAGACGGCTTAATTTGATTTGAGGTGAACAGACATGAATGAAGAGAAAATCACTAAGAGCTCCAACCTTGTAAAGGTTCTCGTCGCGAGCGCTCGTAATGAGTCTCAGGACTCCAAGCTTCTCGATGAAGCGAATGCGTATGTGAAGGAGTAGGCTTCTGACCTCTCTCCTGACCACAAGTATAAGATTGCGCAGATCGTTGGATTTACCGTCAATGAAATGATCAAGCCCGCCACCGATTGGCTGGCTCAGCTGGCCGACGTGAAGAACGTTGGTTATGGCGACAAGGCGCAGTTCAAGACCCCGCTGAACGGCATCAAGGCGTTCGTGCAGGCGAAGGGTTCCACCACCGCCCGCAGCAAGGTTGCTTCCAAGGCGATCACGCTGGATACCGTTGAGATCTCTGCCCGTCCGGTGATCAATATTGTTGAGCTGCTGAGCGGCCAGACCGATATGGCTGAGCTCATTCGTAAGGCGACCTATGAGATGGAGCTGGCTGAGTACAAGCTCGTGCAGGATGCGCTGACTGCGGCGGCTACCAACTGGGCTTCTCCATACTATGCTTCCGGCTCTGGCATCGTGAAGGCGACTCTTGATCCGATGATTCGTCATTGGATGCGGATGTCTGCTGGCGCGACCCCGGTGCTTCTGGGCGACATCGACATCATTGCGAAGCTGTCCGAGCAGACCGGCTTTACGGCTGCTACCGGCACTCAGCAGTTTGCCGACGGCATCATCAATGAGCATAACATGAACGGCTTCATCGGCGTGTATTCTGGCGCTCGTGTTGCCAACATGATCAACCCGGTGAAGGATGACGACACCCTGACGTTCGATCATGACAAGCTGTTCATCCTGCCTGCCGGTGTTGATGCTTCCATGCGTCCGCTGAAGGTTGTCCACGAGGGCGACGTGATCAGCCAGGAAGAGACCAATATCGACGACAAGTCTTACGAAGTCCGTCTCGACCGTTATGTCGGCGCTGGCGTCATTGTTGGCGACCGTCCGTACCTCTCTGTGTACGAAGACTTGACTCTGTAATGAAGGCGTCGGGGCGGATGAAATACTCCGCCCCGACTAAAAGGAAAGAAGGTTCATAATCATGGATAAAATCAAAGTTTATAATCCAACGAAGCATGACGTTGGGGTGTTTCTGATTGAAGCTCCGCTTGCTCCACGGAACATTCGTCCTGGTGCATTCCTCTATATGACGGATGCGGACATCGAAACGCTTGCTGCCACGACCACGCTGTTCTCTGAGGGGCATCTTCGTGTCGAGGATGAGAAGAGCGAGATCATGGCGGAACACGGCATTGATGTCAACGAGAACCCGCATTTTATCGACGACGCTGAGATCAAGAAGAAATTCAGTATGTCGGCTAAGAAGATTGGCGAGTGGCTCGATACGATTACGGCGAAACATGTACTGGAGCGCGTCTACGAAGTGGCCATGACTATGGATCTTCCCAAGACGAAGCTCGAAGTGCTGAGCGCCAAGATGCCTGACCGAGAGTTCATTTAAGGAAGGTGATCCGTGATGACAGATGTTGTTCTTCTGGCCAAGCGCCTGTATTCGCGGATTGAATGGCAAAGAGTTCCTGACTATGTCACACGGGAAGACCTTTCCCAGTATATTGCTGACGCGATACGAAATCTTTATGTGATGACTGGACGCTCCGCTATGTTTGATGAAAGGATGTTCACCTACGATGATAATTAGGTGATGGCATTCGCGGCGGATCTTCCTCTCGACGAAAGCGAATATGTCCTGCTGACGGCAGAGATTAACTTCTACGAGAAAGTCCAGTCTACCGTAAATGATTTGACGAGCTACACGACGGACGCGATGGCCGTGACACACGGGGACAAACCGTTCGCAAATATACAGCAGAAGCTTACGGACCTGCGCGACCAGCAGACGCGCCTTTGGTATAAGATGAGCCGGTTCCATCATCTGTGAGGAGGGAACAATGTGCGAGATATGAATGTAAGAGTGGATTACCGCAATGAGCGGATGGAAGTGGTCTCGGAGAAAACATATTCCCTCTCAGATTATACGGCGATGCTGAAGACGGATCTTATGCGCATCATTGGCGATGTAGAGGATCTGTGTTACGCGGTGAACGACAACCGATGCAAGGGCGAATGGTCGGATGAATCATGGACTGCCTTCTGCAGAATCAAGCACAAGCTACTGGACAAGGCCGGAGACATCGGGCGGCTCCCCGAAAATATCGTGGAGGGATCGTCATGCCAAGAGTGACATGGGATCGCGTAAAGGATATCGAGGAACGCTATGATTTGATTCCGGCTGTAAGAGAGTCCAGCTTTAAGGACTTTAGGCCGCCTACGACCATTGAGGATGACTTCAGACGGTATTTATCGCACGAGGTTCCGAATGTGGTTTACACGTTTGAAGTTGTTCACGACTGGTATGAGGCTCAGCGCAGCGGCTACTCCCCTATTATCCTTCGGGCTCAACAGACGCCTATCGACTGGAAATCCAAGATCGGCAACTCTGATATGAGCACGAACTTCAAGGTGACGCACGACGTGCCTATCAACAAAGGGGACATTGTGATCCGCGAGGACGGCAAGATCTACATGCTGAACTGGAACATTCAGATTCACCCGAACAACCAGGCCACGCAGAACTGCGAGTGCAATGGTTATGTCGCATTTGAGCGCAACGTTCATGAGGTGACGGATGAGTACGGCATGGTGATCATTCCGGAGCACACGGAGATCATTGCTCCGCCCATCCCAATTATTCACACCGAGTATGCAGGACGGCCTGACTATCAGCCATCTCAATGGCAACCCGGCGTAAACGCAGACCATCTGATTACTGTGCAAGTCCAGTACAACAGCAAGACCAAGAACATCAGAATCGACGACACATTCAAGATGGACAATTACACGTACAGGGTGATCAACATGGCGTTTGCTGAGGTTCATATCAATAACGATTACGGTATCCTGGATCTGAACTGCAAGCGCGTGGCTGGTGGTGGTATCGTTGCCAAAGAGTAATTTTGTACCGAACACCTTCTCGATCAACACAAAGGCTCTGATGAACAAGCTCCGCGCCTATTACGTGAAAGCGCTGAATGATGCTGAGGACAAGTTTATTGAGATTATGAGCGAACAGATTCGAGCCGTTGACAACGCTGCAGATGGAGGTCATGGCGCTCCGGAGTGGAAAGACCCTCTGATTAGAGCTGTGCGGACGCTGTACAGAGATATAGCGGATAACTATATTGAAATTGGTGTTGGCATACCGAATCAGGGTGGGCGCGACAGGCTCAGCGTTGAAGCGATGATCTATGAATATGGCGTTGGAGAACAGTCGGATAACGAGAGAAGAATGCCTCCGGTACAGACGAGACCAGGCGAAGAAGTCTGGAAAACGGATATGTCCCGTGGCATGTCTAGGGCTACGGCTTGGTATTATATTCCTCAGTTTAACCAGTACGGCACTCATTATATTGAGAATTCGATTAAGCTGATGGCAAAGCACTTCAATGACGTGCTGGACAACGCGGCGGCGAATCTGCCGGATGATTTCTTTTATCGCAGTGTGGTTTCAAAGAAAGGAGCGTGACGATATGTACGGCCAATATGTGCATAAGGTGAGAACCTGGGCGGATAACTGGAACGATGTCATTCGTTACGTGATCTTTCAGGACCCCATCATGCGTGAGCTGATGTGTTAGCCGAATGACGTAACGATTACGCAGTTCCGCGACAAATATTTTACCAAAGGTAAATCGACCACAAACGAAATTATTACAGATGAGAAAGTTCGTATTCTTTGGTACGACTACATGGGCACTGACACTGGAAACGCTCATGTCAAAAGAAAATACAAAGAATTTGATATCTACGTTAAGAACGACGTACTCCACAATGCGACGGACGACAGGCTACAATATCGATACAATCTGATTGCTCAGCGGCTGAAAGAACTGCTGATCGGCAATCAGTATATTGGGCAGATGCGGTTCGCGTATGAAGACGAGTATGACCTATGGACAAAGACCGCAGGGTATACTTTGTACCATATTTCGTTCGCATATAAAACGACCACTTGATGGGTTTGCTTTTAGGAGGAGCAGACGCAATCGGGTGGCCTTTTCATTTTCCAAACAAGGAGGAAAAAGCAATGGCAATAGCTTATATCGAAAAGCTTGATGGATATATTGCCGATACGCCGAACCTTGACTTTCTGCGTTGCGATGGCACTGCGTTCTCTTACTACGAGGTCAACAGCGCCAACTTCACCGACACGCTGAATTTCTTGACGATCACTGGCGGCTGGGGTACTTCTCCTCTCGCTTATGTGCCGACGGATCGGACGACCGAATTTGAATTCGAGTCTTCTCAGTTCACGATTGACATGTTTGCTATGTCGAACGCGGAGAAGCTCAGCGAGGGCGATTTCGGCATTCGCGAGACTGACCGCTTTGATGTGGAAGCAGGCGAAGGCCAGACTCCGGCTCTGACCGTTACACTTCCGTTTGAGGTGCAGGAGGGTTCTGTGCGTATTCGTGGTCTTGTTGAGGATGAGGCCGCTGCTGCGGGCAAATTCAAGGTGGATATTACTGCCGCTGGCGCTCAAGCGGATGGCCAGACCGTGATCACGTTTGCGAATGGTGATGTACAGGATGGCGACACGATCCGTGTTTCCTATCGTCGTCGTGTCGTTGGCGCGACTGCGCTGGATGTGAAGACTACGAGCTCTACCGCGAAGGGTTCTCTCTCTGCGCACTACCCGGTATACTCCAGCGGTACAGACTGCACGGATGCTTCCGTGAAGGGCTGGCTGCATCTGGAGATTCCGCGTGTCAGGGTTACTGCTCTGCCTGGCTTCTCCAACTCTTACAAGAGCGCGGCGACCAACAGCGTGACCTTTGCGGCTATCGACGCCAAGCGTGCGGATAAGATGTATTACCGCATCATGTACGAGCCGGCAGACTCCGATGGCAAGCTTGTAGCTAAGTCTGCAGTTGAGGCCAAAAATGTCAATTGGGAGTAATTAAGTCTGAGTGACTTGATTATATTTTTTAATAAGAGGGATCAGGCGGCCTCCAGTTTCGGAGGCCCCGATCCATTTTTGTTTATGTTAAGGGTTTGAAAGGATTGAAGGAATATGGCACCACGAAAGAAACTCCCTGCCGCCGAGCAGGAAATGAAGGCGGTTCCTGATGCAGAGCAGACTGCTAAGGATTTGCCGCAGCCTGTGATCAAAACAAAGGAGCTTCCTGCTGTTGGCAATCCAGAGAATACTGTAACCATCGGCGGCAAGCTCATTGAGATTAAACCTACAAAATTGAAGTATCAGCGCAATCGTACCGCGCTTTTTTATAAGTAGCTCGACATCTATCCCCTGCCCACCATCGTCAGCTTCGATGAAAGCACGTTCGGTGATGGGCGCGATGGCGACAAGGCCCTGATGGACTGGCTGATTGCGGCCACGGATGATGAAAAGCTTATAGTGGAAAATTATGATGAAATGGACACGGGCGTGATTGAGAAGATCCTCTCCATCTTCCGGCGTGTGAATAAGATTGACGAAAAAGAAGCCAAACTAAAAAACGCAGAAAAGGAGAGGAAGGAGGGGGTCTGACACTAGACCGAGCCGTTGCCATCGTTGCGGCGCACCTCGGTGTGGTGGACGAAGAGCTCATCAATAACATGAGCTACGTTTTCTTCGAGGATGTGCTGGACGAGCTTGGGCATAAGCTCACCTATGATGCCGTTTCAAATTATGCAGGAAATTCGTTCTGCGAGAAGAGCTGGGAAATGATCCAGGACAACAATCCGTTTGTGCTGGCAGACGACAGCGCCAAGGGATCGAGCAGGACGGCAAGTGCGCTGGCGAATTTCTTCAGCAGCGCCAACATAGAGATTATCAAGCCTGAAGGCAAGAGTTATTCAGAAAGGTTAAAGGAACAGAGAAATGGAAAAGATCACACTGACGCAGGAAATGCTGGACAACGGCAAGAGCTTCGAGGAACTGGGGATTCAGACGCTTGACGCTCCTCTCCCCTATTCCGTGATTCTCGACGCCGCCTACGAGTTGTTTGACAACGTTGTGATCGTCGATTCAGACAACATTGTTTATGAGTCAATCAACAAGACTCTTGAAGAGTTTTACATTTACGCAAAGTATTTCACGAACATCAACACGGACGGCATCGACAAGGAAAAGCTGTACGATCTGTTCAGCCGATGTGGACAAAGGTCGGTTCTTATCCGCTCAGATTTTCTTGAAATTGCTGGAGCATATACGAGAATGTTCGTGATTGTTCGTGAGCGCTATGCGTATGAAAACTCTTTGGCTTATAAGTTTGAGCAGATGATGGATTCTCAGGTGAACGACAACACGGAGAAGCTTATCGAACTGCTGAACAAGGTAAAGGACGTTGAAGCGTCCGAAAAGGTTGTTGACCTCAGCGCATTCTCCAAGAAGAAATGAGGTCTCTTGAGATAAGTAAAGGATGTGGGGCCAATGGCAAATGATGCCAGGGAAAAGCTGGCTGGTATTCTCAGACTTCAGACGGATGAGCTTGCACGAGATGTGACCAGGGCTAACGAAATCCTTGCTCGTATAGGCAAAGGCAAGGATATTGGAGACCAGATTGCGCAGAACATCTCGGCCCAGATTAAGAAAGGCATCGAGAACGGCATAAAAGATGCAAAGATTCCTGACATTGGATCTGGTGGCTCCGGAGGTTCAGGCGGCAAATCGTCTGGAAGCAAGACTAGCGACACGTCCATGCTGAGCAGTCAGCTCCAGTAGACGAAGCAGATTTATCAGATGTCGAGTCTGATGGGTCAAGCTACGGCGAGAGACGCTGCCGCTCTTAAAGAAAAAGTAGAGCTTTCGCGTAAGTATCTTGACGATCTTAGGAATTCAAGTAAGTTTAGTGACGACCAATTGACAACGCTCCAAGATCGTGTCAAGATTCAAGAGAAAGAAAACTCTCTTCTCGTAGAGCAGGCGAAGCACAGAAAATCTATTGTTGATAACGCTCAGAAAGAAGCAGACCGCGCTCAGAAAGAAACAGATGATGCTGCCAAAAAATCGCAAGAAAAAGCAGAAGCTAACATTGCTCAGCTGTTGAAGAAGCAGGTGGAGCTGACCAAAGAAAAGGCGTCTGCGGAAGCAAAGTCAATTGTTTCCAGTGGAGAGCAGGCGAAGATATATAAACAGATTTCAGACAATAAAAAAGAAGAACTCAAAAAAGTCAAAGAACAAATAGAAGATCAAGTTAAAACAAATGCAGAATTAAGCAAGTCTGAAGTTTACATTAAAGGCAATGAAAAGGTGAGACAAGCGGAAGCACAGGCCACAGAGAAAGTTTCTTAGGCCGAGGCCAAAGCTGCAGACAATGCCAGTAAACACAACAAATTCCTGATTACCAGAACGGACTTGCTGGACAAAATTCAGCTGAGCTTAATCCACATTGTAACACAGGCGGCCACACGGGCGCTGGCTCAGTTCTGGCAGGAAGCCTGGAAGTACGCCTCTGAATACTATGACAAGATGAATGAGATCCGCATCGTCACCGGCAAGACAGAGCAGGAGTCTGCGGCAATTGGAACGAGTCTCAGGAATCTGGCCCGTGAAATGAGCGTGTCTTCCAGAGAAATGGCGGAAGGCGCTATTACCTTCTATCGTCAGGGTCTTGGAGACGATGAGGTGAACAAGCGTCTGATTGCGACGACTGAGTACGCAAAGACAGCCGGCTTGTCATTTGAACAGTCTGCCGACATGATAACGGCGACTGTGAATACAATCGAAAAAGATGGACGCGGCATGGAGATGACGGCTCAGCGCGTAGCTGATGTTTTTCTCTATTTGGGAGATAATGCCGCAACTTCGGGTAAACAACATTGCCCTATCGCAGCGTAAGCTGCGTGTTAATTCTCTTGTTCGGGGGAACTCCTGAAGAGGACAATCCCGATGTACAGATTATGTACGGTAACGACTGAGCGTGTATATGGCGACATATACGCCACGGAGAACTCCTTCTTTGAAGGATGAAGATACAGTCTGATCTGCGGATATAACTTGAAATGAAACCGCAGAAGAGAGCCGAAAGACTCTCTCGCCTACTTTTGTAGGTCATAAAGCAACAGGATGGAAGAAATTGGTACGGCCATGAGCAGGTCAGCGAGCCTTGCCGATGCAGCAGGTGTTTCGTTTGAGATGCTTGGTGCCTATATCGCAACGGTGTCTGAGCGTACACGTCAGGATGCCGGCACGATTGGCACGGCTTTGAACGCGATCATGTCCCGTCTGACCAGCGTGAAACAAAAGGGTTTTAACGAGGAAGACGAAACCAAGGTCAACGATGTGGCCAAGGCGCTTGCCTCCGTCAACGTTCAGCTGACGGATGGTCAGGGAGAATGGCGGCGTATCGAGGACATTTTCATGGACGTGGCCAAGGTGTGGGATACCCTCGACGATAAGACCAGAAACTATCTGGCTACGGTAATGGCTGGCACACGTCAGCAGAACGTATTCCGTACACTGATGGCAGACCTTTCCAATGTGGCGACCGGAACATCCCGCGCCATGGAGCTTTACGAAGGCGCTATGAATTCGGCTGGCACGGCGGCAGAAAAGTACGCTGTGTATCAGGAAAGCGTTACGGCGGCTCATGACAAGATGACGGCTTCGCTGGAAAAGCTGTTCTCGCTGTTCGATTCCAATATCATGAAGCAGCTTTACAATGTTGGCGGAGGAATTGCGGAAGGGATTTATTCTTTATTTGCTGGTCCAGAAGAATATAACTATTCAAATGTGGTTGGTGTCCTTGAGGATCAGCAGGCGGCTATTCAGTCTGCAATGAATAAGTACGAAGAGCTGGCCAAGAAACAAAAGACTTTAGCCGTTGGTTCTGCCGAATACAATGCCGTTGCAAAAGAGATGAACGATATTATCACCAAGCTTGCAAGCCAGTATGGACCGTTTGGTGATCTGGTTGCTGCTGCCGGCGGAAGTTTCGCTAACGCAGATGAGGCTATCGCGGCAATGAACGGAAGCCTTGAAGACTTATTGGAGCTGGTGAGACAGTTCAGAGCTGCAGAATTAGAAAGGTCTATCGGTTCTGCCGTTGAAGGTGTTTCTGTCGCTTATGACAACAGGAGAGCGGCTGGCTACAATTCTGTTATTCGTGATCGCTTTGGATCGTTTCTTCAACAAAATGGCATCAATTAGACGGATAGTGGGGCCATGCTAGACGCGATGTATGCTTTTGATCCAGATAAAGTTTTTGCTGATTATGCGAATGACGATGACTTCAAAATGGCATACGCTAACTTCATGGAAGGGTTGCGTAAGGATGTAGTAGCAGGATGGCAACAATTCAGAACAGAAACAGAGGCTGCCGCCGTAGATGCGGTCGCTGGTCCCGTTGATAATCTCAAGAAGCAACTGATTGCATCGGTTAAAAACACGGAGTTTTATGCTGGGCTCACTCCGGTGATGCGAGATGCTTTTATAAACTCCGTAACAAGCGCGTTGTCTTTTGATACTAATCAGGTATCTGACGGCAAGTCTCTTTACCAGGCGATGCTTGGGATTATAGACAACGTGACGAACTGGTTCAAGGATGAAAACAATCCAGCAATGAAAGAGGTTGAAGACGCATACGCGAGCGTATTGTCTTTAAAAGATAAAGATCTTTCAATAAGCAGCGAAGACGACGCCGGCCTTGTCTATGATACAATTCATAGATATGCCGAAGCTGTCCGTGCTGTTGGCGGAGCGTTTTCTGAAGAAGAAGAAATCGCGATGGCGGATCGGTTCTGGAGTGGCGTTGGAATAAGTACGGGGGCCGCTGGAGAAGCCGCCGGAGAAGCAACTGAAAAATACAAAGAATTGCAAAAGGCGCTAGAAGATGTTTATCAGAGTGCTATTGGGCGTCAATTGCTGGAGTCTGGCTTTGATGGCGTTGAAGCGAACCTTCTCTCGGCGTTTGGTGAAAACGGATTCAACAGAGATGCATTCTTTGGTCAGCTTGATACTCTACGCAACGCTGGTGTTTCTTCGAACTTCTTTGGACAATATCCTGGGCTCGAAGAAGCTATTGCAAATTATTCGCACGCCTATGACCTGAACGAAGGCGAGGAAGGTTTTTCTGAAAAAGCGAGACTTGAAGCAGAGGCATTGGCTGAAATAGAAGAAATCCTTCGTAATGGTGCGGACGCCTGGAGTGTGTATGCTGAAGCCGAAAAGCAGGCATTGCTTACAGAAACGACGGAAGATCAGGAGCGTCAGGCGGCAGCGTTGCTTGCGACCGCCGAAAGCTATGATGATTTGACGGATAAATTCAACAGGCTTTCCCCCGCTCAGCAGTCGTGGGCGTCCAAGAATTTGAAGAGTTTGAAGGAAGTCCTTCGTGGGACGAAAGATTACGATGAAGCGATTCAGGATATCCGCAAAGATTCTGCTAAGCTGAACGCAGACAAGCTGGCTGATGTTGGCAAGGTTTGGTCGAATACATCCAACATCATCGAAGCTGCCAGCAAGGGAGGCCAAGAATTTAATAAGGTTTATGCCTCCACTACAAAAGAGGTTCAGAAGCTTCAGCAGGCTTGGGGCGCTTATAATGCCTTGTCAAGCGGAACGCTCACAGATGCGCAGGATTTGACAGATGCCTACAATACGTTGGCGAGCGCCACTGGATTGAATGCAGATTCCTTGAGAGACGATCTCTCCCCCGCTTTGGAGCTGTTGCAAAACGAGACGCTGAATGCACAGGGGAGCGTCGAATATCTGGCTAACTATCTGGCAGGAATGACAACAATTGATTTGAGCAATCCGAACTGGTATTCACAGCTTCAAGCCTTGGCCGGAAGTACAGACGAGACGACAATGCACGTTGCTTCTCTCGTGAACGCCTTGTTAGAGGCAGCAGGCGCAAGCCTTTACCTCGACGGCAATACCGTAAAAGTGAATTGGGGCAAGGGCAATTACACTCCCCCATCCGTTACTAAGTCAAAGCGCAGCGGCGGTGGCGGCGGAGGAAGCAGGAGCAAAAACAAATCGTCCGGTTCTAATAAATCGTCCTCTTCGTCTTCCAACAACATGACGGAGATTGAGAAGATGCTTGATTTGATGAGTCAGATGGAAGATCTTCTGAATTATCATCGGTCGATGATTCAAGAAATTGCTGATATTTATGAAGGCAAAGGCGAGTATACAAATTTGATCGCGGTCTACGGAGAGCAGCGTGAGGCTATTGAAAAGCACAATCAGACTTTGCGTGAGAACATTGACAGGATTGAAGCCCTTCTTCCTTCGCAGCAGGCGCTCGTTGCTTCAATGCGCGTGACGGACGATGGTTACGAAGATGCTGCTGATGATCTGGATAAGTTGCAGAAAGCACATCAGCAATACAAGAAAGAGCTTCTCGAAAATGTTGCCGCTCTTGATAATCTGACAAAGGCGCAAATCGAAGCAGAGAATGCCAGGCGGCAAAAGACGATTGACGTTGAGAATATGATCCTTGAGGCTATCGAGGATCGTGAGGCGCTGGAAGAGCGGATGCTGAATGGCCGTGTTGACATGGAAGAGACGGTCATGGATATTCTGGTTCAGCGTTATGAGCGCGAACGTGATTATATTCTTGAGAATGCCGAGCTTCAAAGGGACGCCCTGCAGGAGCAGATGAGTTTGCTGGATGAGAATCTTGCGAAGCGCAAGAAGCTCACGGAAGAAGACGACAAGTATGCAGAGCTGCAAAGGCTGGAAGCTCAGCTTGCCAGAATCAGCGCCGATCCCACGAGGAGAAGCGAATCCCTTGAGCTTCGTCAGAAGATCGCAGACCTACGCGACGAGATTGCATGGAATACCGCAGAGAACGAAGTCGAGGCGCAGAAGGATTCCATTCAGCAGCAGATCGACTCTCTGGATGACTATATGGATTATGTGGAGCGGTATTACGAAGATCTGTTCGCACATCCGAAGAAGCTGATTGCTGAAGTTGAGGAGATTCTTTCCAAGACGAACGAAGAGATTCTCGCTTGGCTTGAAGAGAATGACGAAAACTATCAGAACAGTTCTGTCAGCACGCAGGAAAAAACGCGGGCAGAATGGATGGAAACGCTTCGTGATATGCGCGGCGACATCGTGACGCACTGGGCAGAGGTCCATGACATTATGGCTCAGGGTGAAGATTATATTATCAACTTTTTAATTCAGAACAGTGCTAACTACAGAGCGGCGTCGGCTGTTCAGGCTTCTGCTTATGTGGATGAGTGGAAGGTCAAGCTTTCTGAAATGCAGGCGGCTTATCGGTCTACTTACGAGATGATCTCCGCTTACAACTATTCGCTGATTCAGCAGGCACAATCCGTAAACTCTGCCGCGAGTTCATACAGCCCAAGCAGTTATGGTGGCGGCGGCGGTTCTGGCGGAGGTGGCGGAGGAGGAAGTAAGACATATAAAGTTGGCGTCACTTCCTCAACAGGAAAAGATACGATTTATTATTCCGGCACGGATTTAGCAAAGGCCAAGCAGGCTTATGCGGGGGCTGCGTCTTCGATGAGATGGAAGATTGGCTTCAAAGAAGGCGGTATAGCTAACTTCACAGGTCCTGCGTGGCTGGATGGTACGCCGAATGCGCCAGAGCGTGTGCTTTCCCCGTATCAGACTGAGCTGTTTGAGGATTTGATTCAGACGCTGCATAATGTCAGGGTTGCCGTTTCCTCTCCTGCCGTGTTCACTCCGCAGATGCGGGATGCTGGAATGAGCGGGAATACATTTGGAGACATCATCATCAATGTGGATACGTTGTCTGATGACGCTGACTATGAAGAAGTCGCAACCCGCGTTATGGAAGAAATTGCCGATAGAATGAACTTTGGTTCCGCAATCGGCGGTCTGCGATACGGCAGATAAATGACAGGATTTTAGAAAGGTGAGAAGGACGATGTACGGTGAATTTAGCTTTCGAGGGAGATCTTGTACGGAATTTGATCTGCATTACATTCCGGACGAAGGAGATCTCTTCCCCGCCGTTCCTGAATGGAAGATGACTGAAGAAGAAGTCACAGGCAGAAAAGGCGGCTATTTTTATGGTACGTCTGTTGGCATTCGCACGTTTGAATAGCCTGTTTACTTCGAAGAGGCAACCCGCGATAAACTGGAAGAGATTCTCAGATGGCTGGACAGACGGGCGGAAGGAGAGCTGGTGTTCGATGACCGCCCGTTTGTCTCCTATACGGTTCGACCTGAGATCATTAAAAACGGAAGAGCCTGGTGGAATGAATATGTGAATCAGGTCGGCGTACACGGAAGCGGGACAATGACCATCCGGTTCAAGGCTTACCAGCCATATGGCAAAATGCTCAGCATCACTCTGGACGATGCGGTGGATGATGAAATGCGTTTATACAGCGGCGCAGTAAAACAAAGCATGATGCCGGATGCAATTTCTGCAGAGGCCGGAGATTATCTTGTATACAATCCAGGTACGGAGAACGTTTCACCCATCATTACAATTGAAGGGTCTGCTCCAAACGGGTAGACCTTCACCAACCTGACGAACGGAACGTCTTGTTCTCTCCGGAGCTTCACGTTGGCGTCTGAGCAGCAGCTTGTGATTGATGGTGAAATTGGACTGGTTGCAACGCAGATTGGGTCTGAACGGACTCCCGCATTTGAATACCACCTTGATGGGTTCTTGAACCTTGAGCCATGTATCCCGTATTATCGCAATGTTTTTACAAGCACAAAGGCGGACAGCGCCGAAATAGCCTTCCAGTTGTTTAAGCCTACGAAAGAAATCGTTGGGCTTTATATTTTTCTGGAAGGCGCATGGCGGAGAATCATTGCGGTCAACGAGAATCACAGAACGGCACAAATAGATGCGCCGAATGGATTGAGCGCCTCTGCCACTTCAATGACGATGATCGCTCAGCTGAACCTCATACGGATATCCGGAGAAGATCTTGATCTTAGCGATCTGAAGTTTGAGTATACGCCATTGTTAAGGTGAGTGAGTGCAGATGGCAAATAAACATATATCTATTGATGTGTATGACTATAGCGGGAATAAGTTGTGTTGTCTGTACGACAGCTCCATTGACGCGGAAGGTCAGGCTTACGATATCGTTCTGGACGATGTGCTTGGCGGTAAACGAGAGCTTTCTTTCGGTTTGCCCTACATCGTTCACAAGGAAAAGAATTTCAGATGGGGATATTTGAAAGCAGAGTATCTCATCCGTTAGACCATCGGGAATGAGACGGACTGGTTTATTCTTGATTCTCCCGTAAAAAAGAAAAACGATAAAGGGCTTGGTGAGAGTGTAGTTTGCTCTCACCTTTCTACCCTGCTTAAAACAAAAAACCTCTACATGGAGTTCGATGACACAAACGGCATCGGCACCCTTCCGGAGCTGATGAATAGAATTTTGAAGGGAACGACATGGTCTTTCGACGAAGAGCGAAGCGATGTGTTCTATGAGCGAGAGCCTGATGAGAACGGTAACCAGGTTGTTAAAGTGCGGTCTCTTTCCCGTGGCGGGAAGGACGGAGCCTATAAGCTTATCGCAGAATGCTGTGCGCTGTTTGACGGATATGCCCGCTTTGACGCAAATAACAAGAAGGTTATCTGTTACAGCATGAACAATCACGGTTCTGCTGGAACCCGTGAGATGTACGTTGGTAAAGACTTGAATGCACTGACTGTGAAACATGATTCGACAAGCCTGATTACAAGGCTCTATGTTGAAGGTAAGTACAGCGACGCCACGAACGATTACACATCCAGCGGTACGATGTATGTCGGCATTGACAAGGTTGAACCGCACGGACTTTCGTACATCATGAATTTCGATTACTACAGAGAGCTTGGCCTTTTTACGCCGCAGCATGAAGAGGCGTTGCAGAATTACTACGATGCAATGAGCGCAAAGGTCGCTGACATCAACAGCGTCATTTCAGCTCTCCTTTCAAAAGAAACAGAGCTGAGCAATCTGTGGGGCGTTATTCGGTATATCTATTACCCTATCAGAAACAAAGTCATACAGACGGACGAATCTGATGTGATCTTGGGCAACGATGCTCTATCCTCTCAAATTCCATTTACTGCCGATGATACACTGGTCGTCCTGCATGATAACGGTACTCACCACAACGCAAAGTATTCTGCTCAGAACGGTGTCTATTATATCGATTACGATGAATACGGAGCCGAGCAGGAATATTCGGTCTCAAATGTGGCTGGCTGTGTCTGCGTGATTAAGTTTGTGGATCTGGCCAATGGCGTAATTGGCGCGAAACAGGTTGCGTTTGAAACTGCGGTTGAACAGCTTGCTTCTGCTGAAAAGAAATACGCAAAGGAAAAGGCGTGGCAGGACGAGCATGGCCCAGCTTCCTCTTGGACACAGGAGCAGGCTGAAACATATGTGGCTAAGCTTTCCGGTTTTCAGCAGCTGATTTACAACAGCAAAGACACGATGATGACACCTACTGAATGGCGGTTCTTCCTTTCGGAAAACATGACCTACGTCCAGTGGGCTGACTACATGAAGCGCGGCATGACAGACGAAGAGTGGAAATCTTTTCTTGAGGATATTGTTTCGTCCGGAAAAGTTTATGACCGTGATGTTCTTGCGGAACGTATGACTACGCTTTTTAAAAATGGAAATGTTGATTTGTTGCACCGTCCAAAGGTCGAAGCGAGCAGTCTGTCGTCTGACATAAGATCTGCATGGGGACTTTCCGCTGGAGATTACGCAACGGTATTGTCTCGCGGTTATTCTGATCAGGATGGGACAATGTATCTTATGATGACTCCGATCTTCTCTGATGGAGACATTCTTGAATCCCCGGATGTGCTTGCTGCTTATGCTGAAAGTTTGATGGATGCAGATAACCCGTTGGAAGCAGACAAAGTTTCCAATGGTGGCTATGGTCTTGTTATTGATTTAGCCTATGTTCAGGAAGATGAAACAATTGAAGATGTTATCAGCCGATATGAAGAGCTGGGAGAAGTTCTTCATCGTCTTCAGGCTGCGTATTATGGAGACTCTCTCCCCTCCTGGGAAGATCTGGAAAAAGAGATCCACACGTTCAGCGAATGGCAGTCTATAACAGGCAAAACTGTTGCTTATCCAAAGAATAATGTGTGGATTGATATCACAAGCGAAGACGAAACTATCGAAGGCTTGTACACTCTGATGGACAGGGCTCGCGGCTTGCTCCTCGACGTGGACGCGCTGAACAAACAGGTCGAAACAGCGAGGGGCCAGCAGGACGACATTGAAGCGACGTTCGCGGCTGCCATGGGAGATATGCTGAAAGAGGGCTATTGGGCGAATACGAACTATGGCCCAGGTCAGGAAGCGGCTCTGTATGCGGATGCACTTGATGTGATGACCGGCATGAGCAAACCGAAGGTAACGTATACCGTAAGTTATGTTGCCCTGTCGGAAAAGATGGGTTTTGAAAAAGATGATCTCTACCTCAACATGCAGGTTCGCCTGTACGACAGGGAACTTGGTGTGAATGACTTTGTTTACATCAAAGAGATTAAGCGATACTTGGACGATCCCAGCAACGATTCTGTTGCGCTTTCAAACGAAGATGTGAAGCTCAGCACCGTCGGGTAGGACACTATCCTCTCAAGGATCAGCTCGCTGGCCGACATTGTGGATCAGAAGAACGCTCTTTATGAGAGAAGCAAGGCAATAGACGCCAATGGTTCCATTCAGGCGGACAGGCTGGAGGGTCTGATTGACATCTATAAGACGCGGCTGTTGAGCTCGCGGTCGAACTGGTATACGGATGAAAGCGGCAATCTTGTGTTCCAAAGCAGCGACGGGCAAAATGCCATGATGCTGACTGGCGAAGGCTTTATGGTTGCCAATGGAAAAGATGAAGACGGCAACTGGGACTGGAGAACTAAACCTTACCATTGGTTCTCGCTACAGAAATGTAGAATAATAACAAACTGATCGAATTGCTGGAAAACCCTAAAGCTCATTTACTACAGCGTGACATGAAAATGTGAGCGCGAATGTCGGAAAAGTAATGAGATGTGACAATGGGCAATCAGCAGCCAAGCCTCTGAAATGAGGAAGGTTCAACGACTATCCCGTATGGGAGTAGGCGGAGCTTAGTCACCTCTGCCGAAGTGGTCAGCCCCTTATGTTGTAAGGGTGAAGATATAGTCTGAACTTATGTGAAAGCATAAGAATTCATACGATAAAATAAGGATGATTACATGATAGGAATTTATGCTATACGGAATATAACGAATAATAAAATATATATAGGTCAGAGCCTCGATGTTGAAGATCGTATATGGCATCATAAAAGTGCATTAAAGCATAATCGCCATGAGAATGATCATTTGCAGAAATCATGGAATAAGTATGGCGCAACCAGTTTTCAATTCCAGATATTGGCAATTTGCGAAGAAAAAGAGCTAGACGATTAGGAACGATTCTATATTAGGTATTACAACTCCATGGATGGCGATTATGGGTACAATAATGAGAGCGGCGGGTCCTTTCATAAAAGGATGTCTGATGAATCTAAGCGAAAGATGTCCGAGTCGAAGAAGGGAATGTATGCCGGATCTAAAAACCCAATGTATGGGGTGCATCTTAAATGGACTGAAGAACGAAGAAAGCGGCTTTCAGAGTAGATGTCTGGCAAGAATAATCCTATGTATGGTGTTCATTTAAAACCGTCAGCAGAGCAATTAGAACGAGCTTCTAAGCGTTTCAAAGGAAATAATAATCCATTTTACGGACACAAGCATACTGAAGCTTCAAAGAATAAAATGAGAAATAATAACCATCGTAAGAAGCCAATAAGATGCGTTGAGACTGGTGAAGAATATGTGTCTTCATGTGAAGCCGGACGAGTTACAGGGTTTGACAGTTCTCATATTAACGCTTGTTGCAACGGAAAACAAAAGACTGCATATGGTTATCATTGGGAATTTATCGTATGATTGCGCAAGGTTGACTACCTTTAAGCGCAAACAAAATTGTTTGGTACAGGTGAAGGATTTACAGCTGACCTGATTACGGCTGGGCAGATGAGTGCGGAGCGCATTGAAGCCCATACGATTACTGCCCGCGAACTGCGAAGCGACGCAGGACAGAGCTTGGATCTTTCGAGCAATAAGAGCATTCTTCTTACCGTGCAGAATGCTCAGCAGGAAATCATGGATAATATTGATTCACTGGTCGCAGATCGTCTCTCTATTTTAATTGAGAGCACGTCTCCGTTCTTGTCAAATAGCGTCGCTTCTATAACTCTGAGGGCCAGAGTGTGGTCTGGTTCGGATGAGGTTACGGATACCATCAACGCGGAGCGGTTCAATTGGTATCGCGAAGGAGTATCTTCCGATGCGGATGCCGCATGGAACGCTGCTCATAAAGGAATGAAACAGGTTACGGTCGCACGCGGAGACGTTCTCCGGCAGGCTGTATTCCGGTGCGAACTTACTGAAGAGGAATAAGGGAAGGTGATGGCAATGCCGTCTGTTGTTGCGCGTAACCAGATTGTAGTGGTTGATCTCAGCGATGAAAAGACAATCTCTATCTCGGTGACAAGCAATCAGCCGAATACGCAAATCTAGGATCAGAATTTGGCGTCGGCAAATGTTGCTCCGGACTGGAGTATTGAGCCATTGGTGATTACGCCGGTGGTGTATATCAAACAAGAAGAGATTCCGCTCACGAGTGATGCCATTACTGTAACGTGGACACGAAGGATTCCTGGCCTTAACTCTATGGCATAGGACGTGAATGAAACTGTCTCTGATGGAGTCCTGACGGTCAGTGACAACATCTTGCCTAAAAACAATTGGAACCGTGTCACTTATATTTGTACGGTGACATACCGTTCCCCCGACACCGGAGCTGTAACGACAGAATCAAAAGAGATTGATTTCACGTTGACACGTTTGACGCTAGAGGTAAAGAGCGTGTCGCTGAGCGGGACGCATATCTTCAGATACACTTCTGAAGATAACGTTTCTCCACAGACGATATATCTTACCGCTTCCTTGCAAAACACTTCGGTGTCTGGCTGGTATTATCAGAGTGACAATGCATGGGTACAGCTCCCTGGAGCGGATACGAATACGACGATACAGATTGCTCCGAACTCTGATGCTTTCGTTAATAATGCGGACTATGCTGTGATTCGCGTAGAGGCAGAGAATGGAAATCTGGAAGACACGTTTACGATCTATAAAATCAGAGAATCTTCTACCGTGGCGTATTTGTCCAACGAAGACATAACGTTTAGCTCTGACGCCGCTGGACAGGTTCCGGCAACAACCATTGTTACAAACGTCATTGCTTACGATGGGCTAGAGAAAGTGACTCCGCAGATAGGAACGATTACGGGAGCTCCTACGGGAATGACCGTAAGCGCAGGAGCCGCTTTGGGCAACGAAATCCCCATAACGATCACCATTGCGGGCGGCTCTTCTCTTGGAAGTTCTGGAACTCTCTCCATTCCAGTGACATATCCGCTTGAAACAACGCTGTCTCTCAACTGGAGCAAATTCACCAACGGTGGCACATATGAAGCGGATGGTGTTATACTTTCTGTGCTTACGCCGAATGGAAATACGTTTCTGAACGGCAGCACAGGGTTGACCCTGACGGCGGTGGCCTACAACGGGATTTATAACGTAACTTCTTCCGGTGCTATCTCTTGGGAGAAGTACATCTCCGGAGAATGGACGCAGATGCAGGAGACTACTCCCACGATACTTGTTGCGCCCTCCGGCGTTGTCGGAACCATCGTATACCGATGCACATTCACCTATCAGGGTTCATCGTACAAAGCCACGGCCTCGCTGATGGACACGACGGACACATATACCGCATCGGTTGAGAGCAGCCGTGGGGATATTCTTTTTGATCGTGCGACGACGACCACGCTGATGTGCCGTGTTTACAAAAACGGTGAAGAGATAGACGAGGATGGAACGGCGTGTACTTATGCGTGGTACAGATTGGATAAGGATGGTAATGCCGTCGGCTCGGCTTCATTCGGTACGACCAAAAGCATCAATGTCAACGGCGATAGCATCGACGAGAAGACGACGTTTATCTGCGAAGTTACGGTTGAGCAGGACAGCGGAGTTTCTGCCAGGGGCCAGATTGCAATTCGAGACAGTTCCGATGTTGTGATCAGCGACACAGAACCTCTCTCCCCTTATGTTGACATGCTTTGGCTGGACACCAGCGAATCGCCGGAGACATAGAAACGATGGACTGGCGACGTTTGGGAAGCCGTCTCGCTCCCCCGTGAGGAACTCAGCTACCTTACAAACCGCATCGAAGAATACGGATCTCAGATTGCTCAAATGGAGAACGACATCACTTTGCGGGTTACGAAGGACACCTATGAGGCCGGCGTCAACGGCGTGAGAGAATGGGTTGGCCAGAATTATGCGACGGTCGATTTGACAGAAGACACGTTTAATGTGGCGGTCGCAAAGGTAGACCAGTACAAGCAGGAAGTGGCCACCTACATGCGGTTTGATAACAGCGGCCTCACGCTTGGCAAGAGCGACAGCCCTTTCAAGACAAAGCTCGATAACGAGAAGCTCGCGTTTATGGAAGACGACACTGAGGTCGCTTATGTTGGCAATGAGTCATTGTACATCAAGGAAACCCGCGTAACGGACACCTTGTCTGTGGGCACAACGGTAGACGGCTGGTTTGACTGGCAGATGACGAGCAAAGGTCTTGGAATGAAATGGAAGAATCCAGGACTTTACTGATGAAGAAAGAAGGATAAAGGAATATGGGCGTAGGAACAGCGAGATTCGATATCCATATACCAAGCAGCGTTTTGAATACGGACCTCCGCTCAACGTCGTTCAGCGGAACTGTTCACGACTTTAGCTCGACTGGTTCGGCTATGGCGTACAATAGCACGATTATTGGTATTTCCGCTCAGGATACTGCGATTGCTCAGTGCGCTGCGTGGGAAAGCCAAGGTTCTGCTTTACTTGAACTCAACATCAATGGACAAAATTTTAAGTCCAAGAGAAGCGGTTGGAGCAATACGACGAGATTGCAGTACCCGTTTTTTGTAAGGAGCGAAGAAGACAGCTCTGGTACGGTTATTGGAGTTATTAAATATGGCACGCCTTGTGCGTAGACTGTGAGCAGCGGTACATTTAACTTTAAGCCGGCAAGCGGGTCACAGAGCGCCCACATAAGAGTTGTTCTTACTTATTTCACGCCAGAAGCTGATGATCAAACTGCTCCGTCTACTTTTTATCTTGATAAATCTTCCGTGACGGCAAGTGGCCGCGAAACTGTTACCGCTACAATTGTGAACAACGATCTGAGCTCATAGACGCATAGAGTAGAGTGGAGCTAGGTTAGTCAGACTGTGACACAGAATTTGGCCGTTGGCGTTGGGTCTGCTTCTTTTATTGTTCCGGTTTCGTGGAATGACGAAATTCTTTATTCTACGCCAATGACAGCAACTTGCCGTATCTATACATATAAAGACGGAAATCTTAAAGGCGTAGATTCAGCGACTTTTACAGTATTCTCTGACCCTTCACTAAGACCTGTTGTTACGGCATGCAACACAGAGGTAGTCGCTGGAAATACTGGGCTTAACTTTTATGTTCAAACTATTACCGGTGTAAAGATTACAGTTCCAGCGGAAGGCATTACGCTTTCCCATGGAAGTCCGATACAGCAATACACCATTAACGGGGTTACTACAACAAACAACACCCATACAGTAAGCAAGCTTCCGAATAGCGGAACATGTACGTTCTTTGTGACGGTAACTGACGCACGCGGAGCTACTTCTGAACCGTACACAGTCGAAGTTGAAAACGTCGTGGAGTACAAAGCTCCAAGTGTTCGAGCTTCCACTGCAGTAAGAACGCTGGCTTCAAGAGAGGCAAATGCCAGAGGTACATTCTGCGTTTTTCAGACAGACTACAGTTTTTCTGAAGTCAAATACGGAGGAGAAGATCACAACGAAGTTACTGTTACGGTTTCTTTTGCTGTTGACGAAAAAAACCCCACCTATAGTGCTGTAACGCCGAGGACAATTCCAGCCAACGAAGATGTTCAAGGCAATATAGACCCTCAAGTGGCTTATATGTTCGGATCAGCAGATTCTTCCAATGCCGAATACTTGGATACAACCAAGAATTATTAGATTCGGTTCCGTGCCGCAGACCGTTACGGCGGCGTTGGAGAAAGAATCGTCTCTCTTGATACGACCGATTATACGATGTTCTTTAAGCGTGGCGGAAACGGCGTCGCATTTGGTCAGGAGACGCTTTCAAATACGGATGCCCTTGAGGTCAATCCTCAGTGGGAAATTCTGCATGGTAGCTATGTCGTTCCTCACATTGCTTATGTTGCAACTACGGCTGCCTATAACAATTTGATAGCAAACATTCCAGAGTATTCCAAGGCTGGGATGATCATCCTCAGAAAGGCGTGATCATATGGCTGACAATACGGTTACTGGAACGCTTATTATTGAGAGTAAGGCAAGTGGAACGCTGTATTATTCTGACGGCAAAAATGGTGGTAAAAGCCTTGGCACGGCGTTTGCTTCAAGTAAAACGCAATGGACCGTTAAAGACGGGACTGGTGCTTCTGCTGAGTTTATTACATATTCGAACTGTAAATACGAGATCATGTCTGTCACCGTGTGGCTGAGGTATCTTGATGGCAACGTAACAAAGCAAACGGTTAGTATTGGAATAGGTAGACAAAAAAATAATAAGGGCGAGACGACGGGTTTCTTATATCCAATTTCATCATTGACAAAAAAAATTAGTAGCAACAAGTTTGATGATTATTCGATATCGAATCCAGGCTTTATTATGGCTTATAACGATGACCGATGGCAGCGGTTAATGAACAAAGAGATTGGTGTATAGGGATACTTTACGGATGGAACTACTGCTTGGGAATGTAATAAAATCTCAGTAAGGCTTAAATATACCTACAGCATCACGAACCGTCCTCCGCCGAAGGTCACATTGACCCCAACGATGCTTCCGTGGGACGAAGATGATCCAAACAGCCAGAGGGAAGCATCAATTAAGATTGTGATTCAAGATCCAAATAATGAGATTAATAAGGCAAAAAGATTGAGCTTTACCGCCCGCTTTGTGTCTTTGTACGAGGATTACTACAACTCTTATGCAGACGATGAAGAGATTCCTGACGAGGAAGTTCCTTATGACGACGGTTGGGGAGATCCAGACGCAGAAGCATAGATTAGTCCAGACAGCTGGGACGCTGAAAATTATACTTTATATCAAAAGTAGTCTTGCCCACTCGATTATGGTCTTGGCGTACAAATCCGAGTCATCGACGTAGGTACGCAAGGTGATGAATACTCTTCTGCCCCCGCTTACTCCCCTATTCTCTGGCACAATGTTGACATAGCGCGGCCAAGTATCTCCGGCAATATCAAAGGGACAGAGCTGACGATCCAGCTGAACACGCCGGAGGTTCATGGTTCTTCTGACAATGATCTCCGGTATGACGTGTATTACGTTCTTTCCGAAGAAGAGAAAGAAATGATCAGGAACGAGCTTGTCCGTACAGGGCAGATAGAAAGTGCAGATACTGATGACCTTGCCGAGCTTGAGATTATTAACCGAGAATATGATGAATATGCCCTTCTGGATTCTTTTGATAATGTCGCTGAAAACAGCGCTCAGTCTTTGGTTATAGACGAGGGAACGTAGATTGAGCTTCATGGCGCTGCAGACACAAGGCAGTTTCAGATTTACGTTGTGGCGGCTTGGAGCCCCGGCGGATACAGCAGCGCATACAGCAACACGATTGCTTTTACCTATGTCAACAGCTACACGGTTCGCCACTGGGACGGCTCTAACTGGGTGGATTGTACCGTCAATTACTGGGATGGTTCGCAATGGGTTGAGTGTATTCCGTACATATGGGACGGCTCGACCTGGACAGAATGTTCATTTTAATAAAGGAGTGTGATTGCCTATGAGTACACGTTCTCCCATCATAGGTGTAGACTTTTCCGGCTCGGCATAGGAGCAGACCGTACACGGCGTCTTCCAGTACGATCACGGGCTGAAGCTGCGGATCACTGGGCTGAGCGGTGTGCTGGAGGTTCATTATGCGTTTGAAGGAATGGGCCAGACGCTGCTGGATACGCCCACGGCGGATGATGGCGGATACGTCTCTTCCATTCCGGATGTCCTGCTGATGCAGCCGAAACCGGTATATGGCTATGTCTATCTGAACAGCGGAGACGCCGGCTTTACGGTTCGCGTGGTGAAGCTCATCGTTGAACCCCGCCCCACCCCGACGGATCAGACCTACACGCCGGAAGAGATTTCGACCATCGAAGGGCTGATAGGCCAGCTCAACGAAATGATCGAGCACCTGGAACAGGCGGATGCGGGCACGCAGCTTTTCAGCTATGAACTTTCTGTGAATCAGAACGACGGCTGTCTCTACCTGATTAAATAACTATGAGGATGTGAGCATATGAGCATTTCGGAAAATTCTTATCTCGTGAATTCTTTTCACGCGGTCAATCCGGCCACCGGCGAAGCCTACGACGCGACCGAGGCCGGAGCCATTTCCCTGAGCACCGGCGACGAGGTCATCTTTGTGGATCCGTTCGCAGAGAAGCCCACGCACGTCAACACGCTGGTGGTCAAGGCGCTGACGGACGTAAAGCTCCAGCTGGACGACAACGAACTGTATCCCTTCTACGTTGAAGAGGGAGAAATGAAGGGGCTGCAGTATCTGTCGGTCTACAAGCTGAAGGCGCTGGCGGACTGCACGCTGTACTATGAAGGACTGGTGAGCTGACATGCCGTTCATCTATGGAAATATGGGGCTGAACAACGGACATAGCGGCGGAGCCCTGCCAGACGAACCG